TACTACAGAAAAATATGTTGATACAGATATACCCACGGAGAAAGTAACGATTGAAGGTCAGACTTATGAAATACCTTATCACTTGAATGAACAAACCTCAGAAAAGGAACCGGTTTTAAATTATTATTATGTTATCAGGTCCAGTATAGCAAAAGGGTCAATAGAAGGACCTAATTCAAAAGAATTGGTAGTAGAGCCAAAGTCATGTAATGATATGTATAATATTGCAAATATTATTTTTCATTCTCAGAGTCAGATAGAACTTATATCTAAAGGATTTGGGGGTATAAACAGTTGGTCTTCTATTCAGATTTCAAGAATGCTCCCCTGGTTTCAGGAAATCATCGATATTTTAAATAAATTTTTAGATAGTTTTTCCGGAATGGTTACAGATGCATCTGATTCTTTTTCTGACTTTTTAGATCAAATAACACAGAAATTTCAAATGTATGCCAGTATTTTGGAATTATGTGCATGGCTTTTAGAACAGGTAAAGAGTTTTATTTTCGGGCCCTATGTCTCTTTTTTAAATTTAGACCCGGTAAAGGGTGGTATGGATGTATTTGTCGATAGGATAAAAGGGGCTCAGCTACCTGAGGGAAAAGACAGTTTTAGTGGTCCTTCAGGTACGAGTATAGGAATTGTGATGGTATATGGGGGCTCTATATTAGACGTTGTAACATTAAAAGCCTTCCAGAAAGTGTTTAAATTTATTTCAAATTTTTTTACTGAAGGTTAATTTATGGCTCCGAATAATCAGGTCACAAAAACAACAATAGAAGATGTAGAAAGATTTAATCAGCTTATTGTAGGTAGTTCAGTAAGAAATCTTCGCATTTTAAAGGAGCAGGTAGAGCGACGTATAGTTGTTTTTGAAAGAAGATTAATTGAGTTATACAATAATGAATATTTAGTTAAAGCTCGTGTAGTTAATAATGCGAATACAATAGCTATTACTAATAAATATGCTGCAGGAATAAATACTCAGGTAGAACCTGTACAATCTTTTCGAGGTACAACAATTGACCCGGATCCTCATAGAAGTTATGCTTTTAATAAATATACGATATCTCGAACAAAAGAGGGTATTACTGTTTTAGATTCTGAACTGAATAGAATAAATAATGAAATACAAATGATACAGGCTCAATTACGGGAATATGAGAAAGTAAAAAAGGACATAGATAATAAACTTGATGAAGCTGAAGAGAAAGAGAAAACAAATCTATATGATAAGACCTATGGAAGAGTTATTCCTCCTACCAGGGCTGATTTAGAGAAGGAAAAAATAGCTCAGGCACGTATAGCTAATATTTTATTACTCCAAAGGATAGCTGTAACATACCAAGGTTATACGGTTAATGAGAAGGGAGAGACGAAATATCCGGATGAAAAAATGTTACCTAAAGATTTACAGACTCTTCGTCAATTATTTTGGGCTCATGCTCAGTCAGAAAGTTTAGTCTATAAAACTAAAACTTCTGAAAAACCCCTATATTCTGTATTAAATTTTGATAATCCCGGTGATACGAATAATTTAGAAATTTTGGATTCTGTAGCCAGTTCAGAGAGAGTAACTGGATTAAATACCAAGACTGATATACAGGTAGATCGATATGTTCGAGATGTATTATCAACTGCTAATGATCCTCTCATATCTCAGGGTATAGAAAGAAAATCAGACGTGCCGTTAGCTTTAGCAAATTCAGTTCGGGAAAGAACAAAAAGTTATCCCATTGCTATGGGAAGATTAGGGGATTTCTATCTAGGTTCTTTTGAATTACCGAGTATTACTGACAGTCTTCGAAAAAGGTGGAAAGAAAAGAATGAAAAATTATATAAGGGATTACCGACATGTCCAAACGTTGATAAATCCGGTCTTGCAACAACAACAGATAGGAAAGAAGTAATTGCTCAGGCAATAACTGAAGCTACAAGGAATCTCGGAGAAGTACGCTATCGAGAAAGTCTTATAAATGCTCAGAATTTTATTAGTGAACAAATAGAAGCTCGAATAGGAGATTTGCCTGAAGATGCCCCTGATTGGGTTTCAGCCTATCTAAAATTACATGGAGATGCTCGACGAGGTCTGATAACATATCAGGGACAACAAGATATTGTATTACGGGGAACCGGAGATGAACCGGGAGAAGCAATTCTGGATGCTGAAAGTATTCTTTATTCGAATATAACTCTTTTAGAAGATTATACTTATAAATCATTATTGGGACATCAAATAACTTATAAAAATAAGACTACAAGTTTTATTTATAGACGTGAAGTAAATTCAAAAGATGATATTGATACAAAAAATGTAAAATCAATAGAAGATGTTTATCAATATATAGGCTTTGTTCTTTATGCTTCCGAATAATAATCTTTCAATAACAAATTATTATTATGTCTTATGACCTGAATTTACCAACGGTGTGTAATCACACTATCTATAGAGAATCTATAACTCTTGATGATGACCGTCGATCATTAAGACTCAGACAACCATTGGCTGCTTCTAATGTCAAAGTCTATGCTTCAAATGATCTGGTCCCTTCAACTGACTATGATATCATATATGACCCAACAACAATAAACATAAATCAACCCAGAATGATTCGTTTTAAATTTAAATGGAAATCAATAGAAGACTATTTTGAAGTCACTTATGTGACGCTCAAAAATTTCTGCTATAAATGTGTGGGTCTCGAAAGAGTAGATGATATAAGTTATAACATTAAAGGACAACTTTTCCTGAATAGAAATGAATATTTATTGTTACAAAACCTTGAAAAATTTACGATTACAGAAAAACAGAGTAATCCTTTTCATACTTATATTGGAACGACTCTGGTTAAATTACTTGGTCAAAGAATATCAGACACATCTTTTATATCGTCCCGGATAACACAGGAAATAAATACGACTCTTGATATTTTAAAAAGTCTTCAGGAACAATATAAGGCAACGGGTAGAACTGTAACTGATGGAGAATTGTTAGATACTGTAGAAAATGTAAAAGTAAGATTTGATGAGGATGATCCTACAATAATACGAGTCGATATTACTGCTCGAGCGGTTTCAGGTCAGTCTCTTGATTATACACAATATTTAAAGTTACCAGCATAGGGAATTAAAAACTATGGCTATACCGGCACCAGTTATACTCTTACCAACTGATGGGGCAGATTACGCTACAGATATCAGTACACAGACTTTGTCCGGTACTACATCAACAGATACAAAAGAAATCCAGGTAAACGGGTCTCAAAATGGCGTTTCTTATACACCCGGAGAAACAGTCTGGGCATGGACCGGTGAATTATCACTCGGTATAAATACTCTGAATATAATAGCTATAGAAAATATCACAGAATTATCAAGTCCTGTAACTACTATTACAGTAACCCTTATACAACAGGATGATTTTATTACAGTCAGTCCACCTACTGGAGTGCAATTACTTAGATATCAGGATAAGCTTGAATCTGTGAACACAGAAAATCCTGAAGCTAATACTATTGGATATAATTATTACGTATCTACTCAGAGTGGTGGTATTGACGGTTCTTATGTAAAAATTAATACTGAATTGGTTACTGATTATTCCTTTTATGAAGATAATACAACATTACTCAGTAGAACGCAGGATACTGCAGGGGATATTCGTGTTACTACGATAACTGAACAGATTACCCGGGTATATTATTATTCTCAGTATTTTGACCAGGATCGATACGAAGAAATGGTTGAAGCAGGACAATTACCTGCAGTAGTTTTTAATGAGAATACACCATTTTATTTTGTAATAACTGCAGTTATTTATGACCCGGCTCTTGGACAAGTGACTGAAAGTGCTTATTCTATCGAATTAGAAGGATCCCCTTTAACAATTACCACTGGTATTCAAACATTACCGGCAAGAACTCAATCAGATATCATATTAACATTCAGTCAGGAATTATTAACTGGGAATGCTAACATAGATACAAAACCCGGAACTGTATTACGTGATATCATGGATCCTATTTCTGAAGAAACAGCCCGTATCTATGTAATACAGGATTTCATGTTAAGATCATTATCGGTCAGTGCTCTGCTTGATTTTGATGATGCCAATGGTGACGGTATTAGTGATCCTGTGGAAACATCAACTCCTAAGAGAGCCCTTCAAATAGCTCTGAATTTAACTGATACCCAGGATGTGCAAGATATTATTGATGCCCAGTTCGATAAACTGGGTTCTAATGTTAACGTTAATCGCAGGGGCCCTGTAGCCGCTACAGGACAGGTTGTGTATTATATCGATACAGTACCTATTCGTAATATGACGGTCAATGAGGGGGCTATAGTAACGGCTCTGGGAGACCTGGATGAGGGTATTCCTTCTCAGTCTTATGAAACTCTGACAACTAAGACTTTAGAATATGAAAATCGGGAACAATATTATAACTCTGATACTGGAAGATATGAATTAACTCTTGATGTTCAGGCTATTAATGCAGGTGAACAGGGAAATACCGATTCTTATACAGCAAAAGTATCAAGTTCAGGAGCGGATTCTGACTTTTTAGTAGAAAATCCGAACCCTATATCATTTGGCCGGGATACGGAATCGAATCATGATTTTGCTTCTCGTATAGAATTAGCCCTTTTTACTGATACCGGTACAGAAGGAGGATATGCAAAAGTAGCAGCCGGAGTCCAGGGAGTGAGAAGAGTTCGAGTGGAAAAAGCGGGTGACCCTCTTATGATACGGGATTATGATGAAGTAAGAGATAAACATGTTGGTGGAAAAGTAGATGTGTATGTACAGGGGAGTCAGAAAAAACAGGTTACTGATCAAATAGCTTTTTCTTTTGAGAGTATAGTTTCTACTCAGGGGACACAGACGGGTGAAGTATTTTCTATCGTGAATGCTGTTGCTTTTCAATTTAAAAGTCTGAATCCCCGGGTAACTGTTCATACTCCAATATTTGAGGTTACCCGGGTACATAATGCTACTCGTGCCGCAGATTATGATATTTCAGGATATCAGATTATAGGAAATGGTAATACAATAGATCTTGATGAATCAAAATCAACGAATCAGACAATAGGGTTAGCGTCTAATGATGTTATAAGAGTAGATTATAAATTCAGAAGTTCAGATGTTTTTATTCTTCAAAATCAACCGGTACTTGAAATTATTTCAGTAATAGGACAAATATCAGGAACTTTAACTACAGATAACTATGAGTTAGTGTCTTTAGAGGATCCTCTTGAGAATGGCGGTTCAACGATAGCCAGTGATGGTGTGAGAATCAAATTTGCTAATAATCTTCCACTTACTGAATTTCAGACCATCACTGATGAACCTCATGTATTAATTCTGGGAGAAAACGAAGCTCTTAATTATCTCGGAGTGGACCCGAATTCAATAGTGGTTAAAAACAGTACTAAAACAATAACATATACTTTAAATGTTGATTACAGAGTTTCACCCGGGACTGATATTGATCCAACTACTATTTTGATGATAGAATCTGGTAATATTGATAATGGTCAGGAAGTATTAATTAGTTATGTAGCTATAGAAAATTTCACGGTAACATATACGACTAATTCTCTTCTTCAGACAGTACAGAATGAATTGGATGATATGAAACATGCCTGTGCTGATGTAATAGCAAAACAGACTATTGAAAATGATGTAGATTTTGCTTTTACAGTAATTCCAAAAACAGGTGTGACAAATACCACGGATTTAACGGCAAAAATAAGGACAGCAATATCAAATTATGTGTCTCAATTAGTTATTGGCCAGTATCTGACTCAAAGTGCAGTAGCTCGTATCATTCAAAATATTGCTGATGTAGATTATGTTGTTTTACCGTTTTCAAGGATGATAAAAGCGGATGGTTCATTTATAATAAGAGATCAAGTAGGTAAAACATCCTGGGAAATATTTAATGAAGGTCTTACCACGTCTTATATAACAGTGGCTTCCGTATTAACCTACAATACGATTGATGAAGGGGGCTCAGATACCCGTTTTCGTGGAGTTTTTGAAGATACCATGGGTCTTATTCTTCAAGAGGATCCATTAGACGTTTCAGAAGGCTCAGGAAGAGCTTATATAAGGAGTGATGGGAAGATAATTGTAAGTACCCGTGACGGTCAAATACCTGATAATAAATATTATGAAGTAGCTTATTTTGTGTATAATGAAACAGGATCTGAAGATATCAATGTGGCATCAATTGAAAGTTTAAAAGTAGGAAATCTTACAATTGTGTATGATACTCCCCGTGAGATTTCAACTACTTTATAAGGAGTTCTTTTCATGGCAGAAAATTTAGGAACAGGCGTATCGTATGTATCTGAAAGTACTGATTATAACTATGATCTGGTTGTATTTCAGGAACAGAAACCTCCACTTGATTCAGAGTTAAATCTTGCTCAGGAACTGGCACGACAAGCCGGTCAGAGAAAATTATCCTCATTTCCAAGTGGGTGGTTAACTCTCAGACCCTTTTATACGGATACTTCTCTTGAAAGTCAATTCTGGACACAGAACACAACTAATCCTATCCCTGAATATGCCCTGGTTAATGGAACAGTGATACATGTTACTAATACCAGTACAGATCCGAATACAACTTCAATAGATAATGTGAATCTCATTGATTTAGGTGATCCGCCTACAAGTGGAAATCGTGTAAATGGAGTTTTTCTTGAAGTCTGGAGAGCTCTCCTTGATCCTGATACATCGGATAATAAACCTGCTCCTGAAACAGTTATCGATGATTTAAAATCTGTATATACATATTCTACAGATCTTGCTTGGACAGTCGGTGAAAACGGTCTCATCCTTCATACTGAAAACGGTGGTCAGAGTTGGAATATTCAACTTATTGATACTAAAAGAACACTTAATGGAGTTTCTTTTGCAACGAGCTCTATAGGTTGGGTAGTAGG